AGGCCCTGACGCAGGGTAAAGTTCACCCATCGCCTGTGCCTGAAACCTCACCACAGCCTCTGTCAGAACAGGGTGGAACACCCCAGAAGCGCCCTGCCAAGGCTGGCTGCGATCCTCGATCTTCATCCCAAGAAGATCCAGCCCCTTCACATAGGCGCGTGCCCACTCCTTGCGGGACTCCTTGTCGGCGTTGAAGTGCTCGATCAGTTCTGACGCCATCGACTGGAGCGTGGACTCGTCGATAAACTCCGCAAGATTCGCGTCGTGTCCGGGCGCAATCTCCTCAGAAATGCCACCCTCGAAGTCGATGATCAGGCCACCATCGCCAGTATCGATGGCAACAGCCTCCGGGTTGACGATCTCAACCTCGACCTCGTCTTCACCTTCGAGTTCGATCTCTGACGGTTCCAAAGGTTTAGCGATAGCCATCACAAGCTCCTGACCACGTTATCGACGCATGAAGCCGAACAAAGAACCCAATCCGCCAAACATGTTGAGCGGCATTCTTTGCCGTGACATGGGCATCTGGTACGGCATCTGATACATCGGCTGCCTGTACGGCATCTGGTATGGCATCTGGTACCGCATTTGCTGCTGGTAGGGCATCTGGTACGGCATTTGCCGCTGGTAGGGCTGGTTCGGAGTGGGGCCAAATTGGAATCCAGCTTGGCGCGCTTGGTTCATGCGAGACAGGAGGTCTTGTGAAGACTCCTGCTGCATGGGTTGCTGGATTTGACCAGACGTGTACTGCTCGTACCGGCGCACGAGTTCTGGGTCACGCATGCTGCCTTGATACTCTACAGGGTTCCGAAACTCCATAGTCGTCGCGCCCATCAAAGGAGAGCGCGCAAACTCGTCTATCGACATAGCACGAGGCTGCTGCTGCGCAGGTTGTGCCTGCCCCGTGTACTGATCGTAAGCAGCATTTATTTGCTGGTCAGCAAAAGACGGAGCGCCAACTGTCATGTTGCCCCTTGCATAGTAATCCCTTTGAAAATCATCACGCGACATCCTAGGCTGCATCGGCGTTCCCGCCGGCTGAGCGAAGCTCATGTCACCTATCTGATTCAACGGCTGCGCAGGCTGCGTCTGCATGCCAAAATATGGACTGGACTGCTGCTGCGGAACAGTCTGAGATGCCGACATACCCATCACAACCTCCTAGTAATACTCGACGGGCCTGCGGTATTTCGGCTCATCGTCCCACTCATCGAGTTCTGCCCGCACCCATCCGCCCTGTCTGAACCTTAGCAGAGCCTGAGTGGTCGAGTCCACATAGTCATCATGGTCGCCAGAAGGAAACGAAGCACACTCCTCGATCACCTCCTCAGCCCATCTCGTCGGAGGATACCATATCACACCAGAGGCGAACAGGTCTGTCACAGCGTTCACTCGCGCGATCTTGTCCTGACCCCTCGAAGGTGTGAACTCAGTCACAGGTATCCCCATCGACCGCAACTCAAAAATCAATGGTGCCCCCGAAGCCTTCTTCTCGACGATCATCTGATCAGGCTGGTACTCGATGTACTTGTCATAAGCAGCCCTTTTCAGTTCAGGGAACTCCAGCTTCTCCTTGAAAGCATCCAGCAAGATGATGTTCGGCGCAGAACGACCCTTTTCGTCAGGGTGATAAAACACACCCCACGTCGTACAGGCAGAGTAGTCGCTCCTCTGCGTCTTCAAGAAGGCCGTGTCCCAAGACTGGATGATCGCCTCACACGCAGGAGGATCGTTCTTCTGCCACTCCTTCCACCACTCCCTCTTGATGAGTGCCCCCTCCTCAGAGGTCGGGTTCTGCTGGTACTGCGCAGACCACTTGGACACAGGAAGTTCAGACTTGAGTGCCTCCAACTCCTCCAGAGACCAGAACTCAGGCCACAAAGGCAGGCCAGAAGGCATGATCGCAGGGAACTCAATCACCTCCCAGTCATCCATCCCCTTCCTGTCACTCGTCGATTTCAAGATCTGACCCGTCAGATCCTTCTTCGACCACCGCGTCATCACAACGATGATCGCACCACCCGGCTGCAAACGCTGACGAGGCCCGGATGTGTACCACTCGTACACCCGGTCATAGACCTCCGGGTTGAATTGACCCTGCTGCGCGTCCTGCTCCGAGTGCGGGTCGTCAATGATCAACAAATCCGCACCCTTACCAGTCACAGCACCACCCACGCCAATGGCAAAGTAGTCACCACGGCGGTTCGTGTTCCAACGACCAGCAGCCTTCGAGTCCGAAGACAGGGTGATCCCCGGAAAAACCTTAGCAAAATCCTCCGATTGTATGAGGTTCCTAACCTTACGGCCAAAGCCAACAGACAACTCGGCAGTGTGTGCCGTCTGAATCACCTTCCGATCAGGAAATCTCCCCAAATACCAAGCAGGTAACAAGAACGAAGCAAACTCAGACTTCGTGTGACGAGGCGGCATGTTGATGATCAACCGCTTCAACTCACCACGAGCAACACGCTCAAACGCCTCAGCCATGATCTTGTGGTGCCGACCACCAATAAACCCCGGCCACATCATCTTCACAAACGACAAAAAGTTGTCCTTCGACAGCTTCTTGTTCTCAGCCTCCTCCAACTCAGTCAGAAGATCCAAAAGCTCCGCCTGCTCCCGAGCAGACAAGCTCCCAACCTTACCCTTCAGTGCCGACAAATCCATCCAGACCCCGTGACGAAAAAGTTCAAAAGAACTTTGTGGGCAGGCAGACAGAGGGGAGGAGTGCCCGCCTGCCCTGAGCAGGGGGGAGAGACCCTGCCCGCCTCAACCCATACCCGAACTCACAGACCATGTCACCAACCAAGAAATCCCACCTAATACTAAAGGGACTAAGAGACTAAGAACCCCCCCTATAAGGGGGGTTCTATACCATCTTTAGTAGCTACTAGTAGTATAGTAGTAGTATAGTAGTACTATAGTCCCTTATATATTAGGCGAGATTCTCTCTCCAACGCAGAAATACTACCCACGGTTGTAGGAGTCCCACGGCACTATCCAAAAACACCGGGTTTATACCTACCGGGGGTTGAGTACGGCACTTTTTGAAGGGGGGGAGGGGGTGTTTGATGAGAGTTTGGTGTCGAGTGAGCGGAACATCATGTATCGCGCGTGGCGGGCGCGTGCCTCGCACAGGGGGGTCGGGGGTAGGTGGGGGTCGCGGGGTGCCGATCCGTCGAGCGGTTGGGCTGGTGTGGCGCTGACTGCCGTGCTGATGGCAGTGATGGCACTGATGCCTCTCAGAGGCGATAGGAAGGCCGCTGAGTGCCCATCTCGGTGTTCAGGGTGTCGAGATAGCCTCGGACAGAGTCGGGCCTCTAGCGGCCTTCTCAGCGGCTCCCAGCGATAAGGGGGTGATCCCCCCCATCAAGACCACCCCCCCCCGCCCAAAAGGTGCAAGCGAACTTAACCGACGAGCCGAGCCAGCCTTGCCTCGATCTCCTTGCGGATCACCTCGGGGTCTCTCTCGGTCTTGTCCTCTGTCTCGACCCGGTCGACGAACAGCCCGAGCGTCTTGCCCAGCAGTTCCAGTGCGCGAACCTGAGTGCCGTCAGTGTCACCGGCTCGAAGGGCGATCTCTTCCAGCTTTTGCACGACGCGCTCTGCACGAGAGAGGCGCTGCATGCGCTGTTCTGCTTGCTTTTCGCGCTCTGCTCTTTCGAGGCGTGATGCTATCTTGGGGTTTGTGGCGAGAGCGTATGCTTCGCGATGGATACTGGCTGCGCTCATGTTCTGAGCGTCGTATGCTTCGCGGTAAGCTTGGCTCCATCCTGTTCCATTGAGGATGGCGATGCAGAAGGCTTCCTGCTTGGCGGTGAGGCCTTCGCTGTTGATCGCTGTCTTGGGTGATCCTGTCTTGGGCTGGCCTTTGTATGCCTTGCCTCTGGACTGCTTGGCCCCTGTGTTGGTGCCTGTCTCTGTGCCTGCCACCACTGTTAGCTTGGGCTTGTCTGTCATCTCGACCTCGACGCTGCGCTGGCTTCCGGGTTTTCGGTTTCAACCTGTGGGCGAAACGAATCAGTTGTGTTCGCGCGTCTTGATCCGGCCAGCGATGACGAAAAAAGTTCGCTCGAACTTCCTCAGTGTACCTGATCGATGGGGCACTGTCACCCCTCAAGGCCCTGTGATCCTTGCACTTTTCCCTCTCTGTGAGACAAGGGCAGACAAGGTGAAATAAGTGTTGACTAGGGTATCTAGACGTGAGAGAAGGGTGTTACCGGAAGGGACGGCGCGGCGACCTTGGCCCCCCCACCCTGACCCGGCAGCAGACGCCCCCGAGGGGGACAGCGCGAACGTCCAGTGCCTAGCACGGATACCCACCCGTTGAGGACAACTTAGACACGGGGGGTCTGGCGAAGGCGGTCTCTGGCGGCAGGGAAGAGAAAAGCCCCTGCACCATGCTGAAACGAGAAGCGCAGCCTCGCGGGGCTGCGTCACTGGTTCCAGCAAGGAGAAACCGAGATGACCGCAACACACGAACTTCTTTGGAGATTTGACGCCCACAAGGCAGACGGCACGACCAACACTTTTTCAGCCTCAAAGTATTTTAATCCGACGCACTGGGATGATGCGCGTGACGCTGCGATCTTTTTTACATTCGAGGACAAAGAGGCGCTGGCCGCTCAGGGGTGGCACATCGGAAAGCCGGCGACCATTCGCGTTTACGCCATCCGCGAACTGAGCGACACCGCGCTCGCCTAACCGGAGGGGGCTTCGGCCCCCACCACAACCAACACAGACACAGGAGAGACCGAAATGACCGAGATCGAAATGACCGCCGAGATGAGAAAACTTAACCCGAGCCAGCGCCGCGCCCTGCGTAGCGAACTGTGTGGCCGTGGTGCTGCCGCGCTCATCAGCGTCGATGAAGCGATCAGCAAGGTTACTGTTGAGTTCGAGCATTCAAATGGGAAGCGTTTCGCGCACTGGCTCATGCTCGGGCCGAGGGGCCGCGTCGTTTACCACGATGTCAGCCGTATCGCCTAACAACGGGGGCCTCGGCCCCCACCATCCACGGGAGAGACAGACATGCACAAGACCCTCATCGTCCGCGAGACCAAAGCCGACATCGTCCTTCGCATCTGCGTCGAGACCAGCAACGGCAAGTCCACCCGCGAGATCGCCCGCTTCACCAAGTGCGGCATGGGCTATGTCGCCCTCGGCGCTGCTGGCCGCGCCATCACCAGCGGCGTCGGCTCGGTCGATGCGATCAAGTTCGACGGGCACCGCGACACCTACGACATGCTGGTGCATCTGGGCGTGATCGAGCCGCAGCAGGCCGCTGCGTGACATTCCGGTGCGCAGCCCTGCGGGGCTGCCATCCCGAATGCCAGCAGAGGAGAGACAGACATGACCGCAATGATGATCCTTGAGAATGCAGCCCGCTGCCTGCGGGCCACCTATCCCGGCGCTGCTGATCGCTGCGCTGGCCTCATCGAAGCCTACGCCATCAAGGCCGGTGTGACGCTGGCCGAGGCAGAGCGTCGGGCAATCCTGCTCGACCGCGCCATCCACGCCTGACCTTCCTGTGTCCAGCCCTGCGGGGCTGGCATCACGAGGGCCAACCTCGACAACAGTCAGCCACATGGAGGATTAGATGACTGCTGCTCAATTCGAAATCTCGACCGCCACCATCAACGTTGTCTCCAACGCCGAGGCCCAGATCACGGCCCTGAAGGCGACCAATAAAGAGAACAACAGCGCCGCCAACAGCCACAAGATCGCTGCCTACTGCGAGATCATCGCGACCATCGCGCCCATCCGCCTCGTCAAGGGCAACCTTCCCCGTGCAGTGTCCAAGATGCTGCGCAGCGCCCTGCTCGAAGAGGCGGGTTTGAAAGAGGCGACTGTCAAGCGTTATCTCGAAAATTCGGTCGGTGCCGTCCGTCTCTTCGAGATCAGCGGCCACGGCAATGCGACCCCCGGCATGATCGCGGAGTTCATGCAGTCGCACGACATCGACAGCGAGAACAAGCTGG